GAGGATGGACTGCGGCACGTCGTCACCCGGCTGGATGTCGGGCGCTCCATGCTTTGCCATCGCCGTCTTCCACGCCTTGCGGGCGCGGTCGATGGTGCGAGGGCTGAGGCCCAGCGCCTCGGCGACTTCGTCCAAAGCGCCAGATGGCGTCTTGGAACGGCCCCGGCTCGCGTTCGTGTGTGCCCACACGATGGCTGCCCGCTCCCATCCGCTGACGCGGCGGTCCACGGTGATAACAGCCAGCCGCTGCTTGGCTTCCCCGATGGTCTTCGGGACCTTGATCTTCTGGGGCACGTGCCCTCCTTGCTGAGGTATCTGCGCCTCGTTCGTTCGGCGCACCGCGTGTGACCCGATGCTGCCATCGGGTCACCGACGGTGATCAGAACGGCAGGTCGTCGTCCTTGTCGTCCGACGCGGGCACCGTGGCGGCGACCGGGGCGGCGGCGCGGTCGCGGCCCTTCTTCGGGGCGGCGATGACCTTGTCCACCTTGGAGAACCCACCGTCCTCCACGATCTGGATCATGACGGCCTTGCCGACGAGGTCGGTCTCTTCGAAGCCCGCCCCGACCTGCACGGCGTCGGGGCCGAGCAGCGCGGTGAGGATCGCGAACATGGTGGACTTGGGGCCGGTGGCGAGGGAGGTCAGCGACGTGATCTCGGCGTCCTTGTCGGGACCCTCGACCAGCCACGTCCACTCCAGAAAGTCCTGCTCCGTACCGGGCGGCTCGCTGAACTTGGTGGCGAGGCGCTTCGGCGCGATGGCGACGAGCGTGGCGGGATAGGTGCCCGGGGGGACGATGGGGGTCCCGGCACCGACGACGATGAGCGGCATTGCTGAGGTGTCTCCTGTTCCGGCGTGCTTGATGCAACGCCCTTGCCCCGTTATGCTACATGGCACCACATTGGCCTGTCAAACCGATGGCGTAGGATGTGCGGCGATGGCCGCATTCCTCAGCCCCCGGACCCGCTGCACGGTCTGCAAGTCCCCCCACAAGGCGCAGATTCACGCGCTCATTGCGGCGGGGATGCCGATGATCGACATCGCCGAGGAGACCCGCAAGTTGAGTCCCGACGGACGGGGCATCAAGCGCACCACCATCGGCAAGCACGTGCGCGTCTGTCTGGGTGGGACGAAGCCCCTCCTCGATGACACCACGGCGCAGGATATTGCCGATGCAGGGAAGGGCGCTGCATCACAGGCCGAAGTAGACTTCGCGGTCCTCGTTCAGAAGCGCGCGACCGACCTGTTGCGCGCCGGGGACCTCCGGGTCACCGCGACACACGGCCTTCAGGCTCAGGCTCTGCTCGACCGGCGGGCCGAGAAACAGGCCGACCGTGATCTTGCGCTCAACATGGCGCGGCTTCTGTCGGGGGCGATCTCGATGGCCCCGATGGCGGTCATCGAGGCGCGCAACGTGACACCGCTTGAACTGGAGGACGGTCTCGCGCCCGAAGGCGTGTACGAGCGCATCGGCTGATGCCCTCACTCGCCAGCACGCGTGGTCGCAACGAGTCGCGGGATCAGGACGCGAAGAACCCGGGACCGGTCCGCACCCGGCGGGCGAAGCGGGTGCTGGCCGACTCGATGATCGAGACCGGCCCCTCGTCGTTCGGGGCGTTTGCCCAGACCCAGTACGCGCAGGACATGATGCGTGCGCGCTGGGACGTGGACTTCTTCTGCGAGCGGTTCCTTGGCTTCACGCCCCATCCCGGCCAGTCGCGGATGTTCAAGGCGTACATCCTCCGCGACGAGAGCCGCTGGCAGCCGCGCTACCTGACCGTGTCCATCGCCGCCGGGAACCGGGCCGGGAAGACGCTGGGGCTGGCGGTGATCATCCTCCACAGCGTCATGTTCAAGATGGGCAAGGAACCGCCCAACCCGCTCGACATCCGGTCGATGGAGCGGTGGCTGACGCTGGGCTACGAGTGGTACCACTTCGGCGTCCACAGCGAGGTCGCGGAACTCGTCTACTACGAGATCACGAAGTTGCTGTCGGGCACGCATGAGGCGCAGGGCGTGGACGGGTGCCCGCTGTCCGAGGTGCTGGGCCAGTCCGTCGCGGACTGGTCGAAGAAGTACCGGGGCGAGTACCTGATGATCAGGATGCACCCGCTGCTGGGCGGCGGAACCATCCATTTCCGCACAACCGGCGAGCGGGCCATCGGCTCACTTGGCAAGGACATGGACGGCGAGTCGTTTGACGAGTGCGCGTTCGAACCCAACTTCGACTTCGTCATCGATGAAGTTCTCCACAATCGACGGTTGAGTACCGGTGGACAACTCTTCCTGATCGGCACGATGACCGAAGGTCTCACGGCGTTCGCGGACAAGTGGCAGCAAGGGAACCCCGAGGCACCCGACCGGCTGATCGACTCGATGTCGCTGCGCGTGTCCACGCGGGAGAACGTCGGCTACGGCATCGACGCCCGGATGTTCGAACGGATCGTGGCGGCGATGCCCGCCTATCTCATCCCCCAGAACATCGACGGCTTCGCCATCGAGTCACGCGAGGCGTTCTTCGGCGCACAGTCGGTCAACGCGGTGTTCGACAACGACCTGCCGGAGATGTCCCCCGCCGAGCGCGGGCACCACTACGTGCAGGGCGTCGATCCGGCGCTGACCTACGACAGCACGTGGGCGATGGTCCTTGACATCACGGGTGGTGCAACATGGCGTGGCGTGTGGGCGGATCGGCTTTCGGGTCGCCAGACCTCGCTCGTCGTCGCCGCGCTCGCGCTGCACGGTCACAATGCGTACTCCGATCAGGCCAAGCGCATCACCTGCCATACGGGGCTGGACGCCACGGGCTTCGGCGGCAAGATGTTCCGCGACCTGCTGCCGATCCCGGTGCGGATGGTCGAGTTCGGGGGCACGCGGCAGAAGAAACTGATGCTCCTCAACCAGTTGAAGAAGGTGATCGAAGAGGGGCGGCTCAAACTGCCCAAGCACGGCAAGTGGCTGGGGGTCCGCCGCCAGTTGCTGGGCTACAAGTTGGACGACCGCAAGATCGAGCAGGATGCGGTCATGGCGCTGGCCGTCGCGGTGGACGTGGCGAAGCGCAATCCGGGTGCCTCCGCGCAGGAGGTGCCATTCGACTTCTTCGCCCCTATCAGCGGTGGAGTATCGTTCCCCCCGGAACTGCTCGCTCGTCTGAAGGCGAACCAGAGCAACTGAGGGGAACCGGTTGGCGCTCGCTGTTCTGGACCTGAACAAGGCCATCGAGTTCTCTCAGGCTGACTTCGCGGGTGGTCAGTACGATCAGGACGAACTCGACCTGATGGAAGACCTCCAGTACCGGCGGCAGCAGTACTGGTCCGAGCAGCAAGCGTTCGCGGCGTCATGCGACCGCTGGGACTCGCTCTACTACCCGCCCGACGAGGCGATGCTCCCACAGAAGGGCGCATCCCATTGGTGGTACCACACCAGCGCGACCGTCCCGGGCAAGGCGCACATCTCCATCAACACGCCGCCCATCTACGTGGACATCCCGGCTGCGCTTCAGGCCGTGCCGCCCATCGAGAACATGATCCCGCTGGTGGACTCAGCCGAGTCCCGCTCGCTGTCGGCGATGACCGAGCGGCTGTACTCCGCGTGGAAGGCCGAGATCGACCTCAACCTGATCGGCCACCGGGCGTGTGTGGTCAAGGGGCTGTACGGGCGGACCGCAGCCAAGGTGTGGTGGGACCCGGACACCGGCTTCCCCCGGATCGACGTGATCGACCAGCCGAGGAATCTGTGGCTGGGCTGGGGGCAGAGCGACTACCGGACGCTCGACTGGGCGTGCTACTCGTACCTCATGACCCCCGAGGCGATCTACGCCCAGTACGGTCTGGTCGCGACCGAGCGGCAGGGCAAGGACGGCAAGGTCTACCCGTACCTGATCCCGGCGGCGGCATTCTCGTCGTGGACGATGGCCCGACGCCAGATGTGGGGCGGCGGGCAGATCGAGGTGCTGGACTACTGGTACCGCCAGCCCAAGACCTCCAAGATGCCGAAGAACGGCAAGTTGAAGCCGGTCACCCATGAGACGTGGAACGCGATCATCGTCGGCAACCGGGTGGCCCAGAACCTGAAGTTCACCGAGTACGACGGCGTCATCCCGTACGTGCCCCTGTTCAACTCGTACATCCCCGGCGTGCCGAGCGGACGGCCCGAGTTGTACGACATCGAGCAGTTGATCCGTGAGAAGGACGAGCGCCTGACCTCCGGGTCGCAGTTGATGCACAACATCGTCAACGCCCAATACTGGCAGTTGATCGGCCCCGAGTCGCCGGATCAGGTGCCCATCGGGCTGCGGCCCAAGGCCAATCAGGTCATCGCCCCCGGCGCGGGCAACCGGATCGAGGGCATCCAGCCGTGGATGCCGTCCTTCCAGTTGGAGGAGTTCCTGACCCGCATCGACCGCGAGATGGTCGATGTGAGTGGCCTGAACGACCTCCTGCGCGGCATGGCCCCGGCCAGCGTGATGTCATCGAGCAAGGCCATCAACGCACTCGTCGCCAACTACGAGACGCGCATCTCGATGAAGCGCGACCTGTACTACAAGTGGCGCAAGGACATCTGGGAACTGACCCGCCGGGTGTGGGCCGCGAAGGAGCCTGATCTGGAGGGCGTCCTGCTGGGCAGCGGGCGGCTCGACATTGTGAGTCCATCGCTCACCCCTCGCGACGACATGGAGACGGCCCAGATCGCCCGCACGCTGGTGGACGGCAAGTTGTGGTCGGCCATCCGGGGCATGGACCGCACCGGGGTGGACGATCCCGAGGCCGAGCAGAACATCATCCGTGGCGAGCAGACCGACGCGGCGCTCAACCCGGCAGCCGTGCAGGTCATGGCCCAGTTGGCGCAGGTCCTCCAGTCGATGGGCTTCGCGTCCGCGCAACAGGCGGCAGCGTCCATCGGCGGCGGGCAGCAGCAGCAGGAGGTCCCGCCCGGGGGCGAGGAGGGCGGCGGCGAGGCCGGGATGGCGGACATGAGGGCGATGCTGGGCGCAGCGGGCGGACAGGTCGGGTCGGGCGAGACGCCCATGCCCGCCAACGAGGCCATGCCCAGCAACGTCGAGGGCGGCGCACCGGGCGCGGGTCCGATGCAGGAAGGCTCACAGGCGATGGCCCAGACGATGGTCAAGGGCGGCGAGGCGAGCAACCGGCTGCTCTTCCAGCAGGAGATCGGCGGACAGCCACCTCCTGAGGAGGCGTAATCCGTGGCGACACGCGCACGGTTCGGACGGCTCCCCCGCAGCGCACCGTCCCTGACATCGACCATCGTCCAACTCGCGCAGCAGTACCAGTCCACGCGTGACCGGAACATCGAGACGGCGTGGAAGGAGGGC